AAATACTGGTTCAGTAGGTAGTCCAGGTGTTGCAGGCGCAGCCGGTGGAAATAATACAGGTAATGGTGGTAATGGAGTTATTGGTCAAACTGCAGTAGCAGGTGGAGCAGGTGGACCAGGTATAGTAATTATTAAAGAACCTGCATATCCACTTCCAGATACTGCGCCAGGTGTTTGGTCAATGAATGCAGTATATAATTTTGTAAAAAATGACAATTGGGTATAAAATATATAAAAATTACATATTTACAAATAACAATAAAAAATATATAAGGAAATAATTATGGCACATTTCGCAGAATTAGATAACAATAACGTAGTCCTAAGAGTAGTCGTTGTAGGGAACGATTGCGTACCATCGGACGAACACATTGATGGAGAAACATGGTGTATTAACTTTTTTAAAGGTGGCACTTGGAAACAAACTTCTTACAACAGTAATTTTAGAAAACAATATGCAGGTATAGGTTATACTTATGACGCTGCAAAAAATAAATTTATAAGTCCACAGCCTCATGCTTCATGGGCACTAGATGCTAATGATGATTGGCAAGCACCAGTAACTTACCCAACAGATATAGGAACAGAAGAGTCTCCTAAAATAATTTCTTGGGATGAAGAAAATTTAAGATGGACAGCAACAGATAGAGAAGATCCAGTAAATAATTTTAATTGGGATGCATCAGCACTAGCTTGGGTATCCGCATAAGGAGAACTAAGATATGGCGAGCCCTTCAAACAGCTCACAAAACGGCGGGATACTAGGAGTAAGTAATAAAACTTCTTTTGGTAAATGCACTATTTCAACTGTTACAGCCACAGGATGTTTAGCACTACAACCAGGTACAACAGTTGTTAATGCTTTACTTGTTGCAGGTGGTGGAGGTGGTGGTGGAGCTTCTAATTATAATGCTGCTGCAGGTGGTGGAGCAGGTGGTGTAAGAAATATTTCTTCAATTTGTGCTTCAGGCACAGTCCCAGTTGTAGTTGGAGGTGGTGGTGCAGCTGGTGCTAGTTCTCCTCCTGCAGGAGCAAATGCTGCCTCTGGAACAAATACAACATTTAAATGTAATACAGCTAATGGTGGTGGTTTTGGTTCAGGTTATGTACCAGGCACTAGACAAGGTGGAACTGGTGGTTCTGGTGGAGGTAATGCAGGTGGTGGAGCTGCGAGTGTTGCAGGTAATACTCCTCCAACAACTCCCCCTCAAGGAAATCCAGGTGGAAATACTGGAGCTACTTCAGGATCAGGAGCTTCTGCTGGAGGTGGTGGTCACGCAGCTCTTGGCGGTAATTCAGGACCTGGTGCAAACGCTGCTGGTAATGGTGGAGCAGGTACAGATTTTAGTCCAATATATGGATCAGTTGGTGGAGCTTCTGGAGTTTTTGGTGGCGGCGGTGGTGGTGGAACTGACATAGCTGCTGGTGGTGGTAGTGGTAGCCAAGGTACAGGTGGTGCTGGTGGTGGTGGTAATGCAGTATCAAATAATCCTGCACAAGCAGGAACAGCTAATACTGGTGGTGGTGGTGGCGGTGGACCCGTTAACTGTTCAACTACTTATCCAGGTGGTACAGGTGGATCAGGTGCTGTTGTCGTAAAAGAATTAAGTAAAGCAAGTGGTGTGTGGTCAATGCAAAGTCAATTTCAATCAAAGAGCCAGGGAACATGGCCAAGAGTTTTATTAAGTCCATTCACAGCAGATTTTCTAGTAGTAGCCGGTGGTGGAGCTGGTGGAAGAACAAGTGCTGGTGGTGGTGGAGGAGCTGGAGGTATGCTTTTTTCATTTTGTAATTCATGTGCTTCAGGAGTGCCTTTTACTGCAGGAACAACTTACGCAATTACAATTGGAGCAGGTGCTGCAGCCTCAACAGGTACTGGAAGTGCAGGTTCAAATTCAGTAATTAATTATAATGGTGCATCACGTACATCTTATGGTGGTGGTCGTGGTGGTACTGGTCACAGTGATGGACCAGGTGGTTCGTTAAACGGTGGTTCAGGTGGTGGTGGAGGTGGTGGATCTCCTGCTCCTGCTTGGTCAGGTGGACCCGGTAATGTACCAGCTATTCCTGCTGCAAATGGTGGGCCTCAAGGTAATGCAGGTGGTAATGGTGCAATTGGTGGCGGTCATTTAGAATCTGGTGGTGGTGGAGGTGGAAGAAGTAGCGTTGGTGGTAATGCATCTGCTCCTGGAACCGCAGGAACAGGTGGTACTGGTTTAGCAAATAGCATTACAGGAGCTTCAGTAAGTTATGCTGGTGGTGGTGGAGGTGGAGCTGCAAGAGATATAACAATTGGGGCAGCGTCTCCATGTGGAACTGGTGGAATTGGTGGTGGGTCAGGTAATCCTTGTGGTACATCCGCAGGAAATGGCTCAACAAACACTGGAGGTGGTGGAGGTGGAACTAATCCATCAGGCCCTTCTGGAACTGGTGGAGCTGGTGGATCGGGAATTGTTGTAATTAGGTCTCCTTCTACTTCATGTGTATCAGTAACTGGTGGTGGAAACGCAGTAACTACTCATCCAGGTGGAGATAAGATAGCTAAATTTGTAGCTTCAGGTAACTACGTTGTTAATCAGTAATTGACAATTACTTAATCTTATTTTATATTGTCTTTATAAAGACATATGCAATTACAAAATTATTATTACTGGTTTAAAGATGCCATACCTCATCATGTGTGTGATGACATAGTTCGTTATGCAAAATCTATACAAGATCAAATGGCAGTTACAGGTGGTTACGGTGATAAAAAATTAAATAAAAAAGAAGTACAAGATTTAAAAAAGAAAAGAGATTCTGATATAGTTTGGTTAAAAGAACGTTGGATTTATAATGCAATTCATCCTTATATTCATCAAGCTAATAGAGATGCTAATTGGAATTTTGAATGGGATTTTTCTGAGTCTTGTCAATTTACAAAATATAAAAAAGGCCAGTATTACGATTGGCATTGTGACAGTTGGGATAGGGCTTACCATAAACCAGATGACCTTAGTTTACATGGAAAACAAAGAAAATTATCTGTAACTTTATCTTTATCTAATGACAAAGATTACAAAGGTGGAGAACTAGAATTTGACATGAGAAATAGAGATCCAGATAAGAAAGCAAATACACATGTATTAAAAGAAATAAGATCTAAAGGTTCTTTAGTTGTATTTCCTTCTGATGTATGGCATAGAGTAAAACCGGTCAAAAGTGGTATTAGGCATAGTCTAGTAATCTGGAACCTTGGATCGCCATTTAAATAGGAAAGATATGAAAAAGAAAAGAATTAAAAAACCTAAATACCCTACACAATTAAATAGGGAAGAATATTTTAAATGTCCTATATGGTTTGGTGATGCACCAGAATTTGTTAGTGAAATAGATAAAGCTTCCGATAAATATATTGATGAAGCTAGAAAAAATATGCAGCCTAGTATAGATAAAAAAAACAAGACACATAAAACTAAAGGTGATTTAGGTAGTGTTTATCATTCAACAACTTTAATTGGAGACCCTAAATTTAAAATATTGTCAGATTATATTGGAGCAACCTCACATAATTTATTAATGGAAATGGGTTTTGATATGTCAGGTCATCAATTATTTACTACAGAAATGTGGGTACAGGAATTTGCTAAAAGTGGAGGTGGTCATCATACATTACATACACATTGGAATGGTCATATATCTGGTTTTTATTTTTTAAAAGCTAGTGACAAAACTTCATTACCTTTATTTGAAGATCCGAGACCAGGTAATATTATGAATCTTTTACCTGAATTAGATAAAACAAAAGTAACCTATGCAAGTTCAATGGTGCATTATAAAGTAAAACCAGGTCGAATGATATTCTTTCCGTCTTACATGCCTCATCAATACATAGTTGATTTAGGTATAGAGCCGTTTAGATTTATACATTGGAACTGCCAAGCAATATCAAAAGGAGTATTAAATGTCGTTCAAGAAAAATAAATATAAAGTATTAAAAGCAGCAATATCGCCTGAACTAGCAGAGTTTGTTTACACATATTTTTTAAACAAAAGAACAGCTGCAAGATTTTTATTTGATCAAAAATATTTATCACCGTTTAATACAGAACACGGTGTATGGAATGACGCGCAGGTTCCTAATACTTATTCACATTATGGTGATATGGTAATGGAAACTTTACTTGGT